GGGACCGGCAGGCCGAAACCTGTTCGCAGTACCTTGCCAAGGGGAGCCTCGTGTTCGTCGAGGGCAGGCTCTCCACCCGCAAGTATCAGGACCAGCAGGGGCAGGATCGCTACGTCACCGAGATTCAGGGGCAGCGCGTCCAGTTCCTCGACCGCAAGGCGGACGGCGACGGGCAACAGGGCCGACAGGGAGGCGGACGCCAGACACAAAGGCGGCACTCCGCCGACTATGAAGACCTCGGCCCCGCCTTCCCTTCCGAAGCCTCCGGCCTCGATGACGTGCCTTTTTAGGCAAAACCAATAGGATAGAATATGGCACAGACCGCAGAAATTCTGGAAGCCCTCCCGCCCGCGCAGGAGCAACCCGCCGGGCTCGCCCTGCTGGACCTGAACGTCACCGCGACGCCGTTGGTCATCACATGGGACAAGGACGCCGTGTCCACGCTGTTGGATACCATCCTAGCCCAGTATGCGGGGCTGGAGGTACAGGAAGCCGACGTGCCCGCCATCAAAAACGAAATGGCGGGGCTGAACAGGCTCAGGGAACGGATGGACAACGCCCGGAAGGACATTAAGCGGCGGATTGCCGGGCCGCTGGACGGGTTCGACGCCGAGGTCAAGGCGCTGATCGCCCGCATCGTGGATGCCCGCGCTGCGCTGGACACGCAGGTCAAGGACTTCGAGCGGCGCGACCGTGAAGGCCGACGCGCAGCCGTCCAGTTTACCGTCGACAACATCAAGAGCTGTGAAGGCGTACCGGAACTGGACATCCCCATCAACCCCTCATGGCTGAACAAGTCCACGCGGCAAGCCGAGATCCACGAGGACATCAAACGGATCATCGCCGCGTACAAGCGGGAGTGCGAAGAAACCCGCCGGATGGAACAGGCCAAAGCCGACCGCATCGCGCTGGTGGAGGCCACGGCAAAGGCTCAGGCGGAACAACACGGTTTCATGCTCCCCCTGTCGAAGTTTGCGGCCTGCCTGACGCCGGACCTTTCCGGCGAGGACGCCGCGGGCATCATCGGGCAGGTATATGCGGCGGAAGCCAAGGCCCGCGAAGAGAGCAAGCCCGCCCACGTCGTCAAACCTGCGGAGCCGCACCCCGATCCGTTCATTGAGCAGGAGGAGGGGTTCCCCTTCGCCCCGCCCGTGAACGTGGCTTGTACCCTGACCCTCAGCGTCAAGTACGCGCCGAAGTACGAGGATACCGTACAGGAGGCCCTTGCCCTGCTCCGCACGGTCGGCCTGGTCACAGTTTTCTAACCCTCCGGCGCCCACCTCCCGCGCCGTCCCCATAGAGCCCGCCGGGGGGCATGTACCCCGGCACAATGCCAATCCGCCCGCATCACAGCGGGCTTTCTTTTACCATAAGGAGAAAGAGCCATGAGCAGCCCTCTCGACATGCGAACCATGAACAACGGCGGCGTGGTCGAAGCCGTCAACATCGCGCTTGCCAAGGTCGCGGACAACATCGCGGACGTGAACACACCGCCGGACAAGCCCCGTACCGTCACCCTCAAGATCACCTTCAAGCCCGACGAGAGCCGGACGCTGATCGCATCCAAGGCGGTCGTGACGACCAACCTCCAGCCGCAGGAGCCGCAGACGATCCCGGTCGTGCTCGACAAGCTGGACGGCGCGCCCATGCTGTTCGAGTCCTTCACCGACAACCGCCCCGACCAGTACCGTTTTGACGGCACGTCTCCTACGGAACTCAGGGGTAATGGCAGCGTGACCGTGAACGTAACCCCGTTCAAGAAGGCTGAGGAACATCCCATCAACCAGTAACCAAAGGAAGAAATCACATGGAAATCAACCGTATTGAAGCAGACAGGCACCTCATCGGCGTAGGCCGGGAACTCGAATCCCTTGACGGCAAGGCCAAGGCTACGCTTCCCGTTCATGTCACGGAAGACGGGTTGCGGTTCTACAAGCGTGACCCGGAAGGGGAATGGCAACGCCTCCATGACGCGGAACAGGACACGCTCACCGTGGGCACCTTGCAGGCCGTGGTGGACTACCTCAACCAGAACCCCGATGGGCTGGACCTCGGCAAGATCCTTGTCCACGTCTGCGATGTGACGACCGTGAGGGTCATGTCCGTCCCCTTCGGGGGCTGGAAACAGCGTACCACATACATGCGGGCCGACGCCGTCGTCCCTGCCCACCGTTTCGGAAGCTGGACCTCGCCTGACGAGTTCGTCCCCTATCTCCAGTCCTGCTTTGTCCCCTCGGATGATCTCGACGCGCTCATCAAGATCAGCGGCAATCTCGTGGACACCTCGGAAGTCCGCGTACAGGACGACGGCGTGTCACAGGAAGTGTCCATCCGGCAGGGCGCGGCACGCAAAGCCGAAGTCCCCGTACCGTCCCCGGCGGTCGTCTTCCCGTTCAGCACCTTCGCGGAAGTCGCGCAACCCGCGCACAAGGTCGTGTTCCGGCTCCAGTCCAGCCCGCTGGCCTGCAAGCTCATCGAATGCGACGGCGGCGCTTGGAAGCTGGAAGCCATCGCCAACATCCGCACATGGCTGCTTGAAAATCTGCCTGAAGGCGTAAAGGTCATCGCGTAGCACCCACACCCCCCGGTTTGGCTTCATCAGACCGGGGGCTTCATAGGAGAACTTGCCATGTCTTTCCAAGACGCCTATGAGCGGATACTTCAGTCCACGGGCCTGCGCACGCAAACGGATGTCGCCGCTATGCTCGGTGTGAAGCAGAGCAGTATTTCGGATGCGAAACGGCGCAACCACATCCCCGATTCTTGGATCTTGACGCTTTTCAATAAGAAAGGCCTCAATCCCTCGTGGATCCGCACCGGCGAAGGCCCGCAGTATGTGGCCACCCCCGACGCCTGTTTTGTCGGAACAGCAGGCGGCAGAGAGCCTTGAGCCGATACTCCGGGCGGCCCTGCTCGGCGTGGTTCCCGAGCTTGTCGACCAGCTCAGGCAAAAGATGAACCCATAACCTCAACACGCATCACACGGAACGGTAATGAACGACGCTGAAATCATGGAACTCGTTGATGAGGTCAGAAGGTGCGAACGCGCCGTGCAACAGGCGAAGAACGCTCTTGAAATCGCCAAACGTGACGCCGCCGTCGCCGCCTGCCCATATAAGGAAGGCGACATCGTATCCGGATGGGATCGCGACGGCACCAGTCCGGCAAAGGTCGATAAAATCCTCTTTACCCCCTCCTACCCCTACTACGACCTGCGCGTGCTCCCCATCACGGAAGGGGGCAAACCATCCCGACGGCACAGGTACGCCTACAACGTGCTGGATGTAACACCATACGAAGGCGACGAATGACCCCAAACGAAAGGCGGCTCACACTGATGTGGGTCGCCTTTTTTCTTTGGGTGTTGTGGGCAATTGGTCCCGGAAGGGGGTGATGCCGATGAAGTGGCTAGGCGTCCGACCAGATACTTCTAAGCCGCCTACACGGCGGATAACTGAACGACGGGGCCGCGATATGCTTCCCGTGCCTTCTAAGCCGCCTACACGGCGGATAACTCAAGAATTCTCCATGCTGTATCTACCTGCATCTTCTAAGCCGCCTACACGGCGGATAACCATCGCCGCCCGATCCAGCTCTTCCTTCACACCTTCTAAGCCGCCTACACGGCGGATAACGGTTCAACGCGCTTCTGCACGGCCTCGCCAAGCTTCTAAGCCGCCTACACGGCGGATAACCGGCCCTATACGGGAATCGCGGCCCCCGTATACTTCTAAGCCGCCTACACGGCGGATAACTAGAGGCTTTTACAAAAGTATCTCTGCTTTTCAGTAGGTTATACCTGAAAAGACTTCAGAAACTTCGCTTTTCCTCTCTATTTGTAACTACCTTATTCTCAATCTCTTTTTTAGACAACTTTTTTATGAAGCCAAAGGAAAGATATGATCACCCCCGAAGAACTCGACTACATCCGAACCGCTGCCATTGGCGACATGCTCGGAGATCCCGGGGCGCTCGACGAGATGGGGTCAGCGGCTACCATTTTCAGGCTGTGCCGGGAACTGGAACGGATGGATCGAGAGGCCGACTGGCTGATTAGAGAAAGAATAGTAGCTGAATGGAATGGTAGATTTGTTGGTGCGCCCAATGCGGCCAAAGATGGCTATGTTATATACCCGACAAAATCCGAAGCCGTGGAGGAATGGAGATGAGCCGCACTAGAGACCGTATAACCGTAGGCAAAGCCCATGCTTTTGATATGGGATATACCGCAGATGAGCTGAAAACGGCATGGGATACTGTAAAAAAGACGAATGTACTAGTGCAACATCTTGAAAATAATGGCGTCACTCCTTTGTCTTTACCTCCAGATCTGATGGATGACTTAATGAAGAAATACAAAAAAATACGAGAGGAATCATGTCCGAAGAACTGACGTTGCTACCGTGCCCTCTCTGCGGGCATTCTGCATACACAGAGCGCGGATTGATAGAAACGTTTGTCGGTATGGCCGAAGTGTGGCGCGTCTCTTGTGATAAAGTTGGATGCCCCGTAAAAACTCCGCTTTTCGATACACTCAAGGAAGCCATAGACGCTTGGAACGCCAAAGCCAAGCACGAACCGAAGTAGCCCCGAAAGGGGCTTTCCTTTTAAAGAGGAGAAACGACATGCGAAGACCCATCAACCCCGTAATCCCGTACCCAAACGAGGCCATCCAGCACACCCGCTGTGTTCTGGCCCTGTCCATGATTACCGTGGCGCTATCCCTTCTCAAGCCCGAAACTAACGCGGCGCGCGATTTGGCACAGTTTAGCGCGCGATTTGGCACACCCTTGACATACAAGCTATCGAAGCTGGCACACTGTATGCAAAGGCCCGGAGAATGTCTCCCGGCCTTTGCATTTACGCTTCGGGTTTGGGGTATGGCTGTATTTTCAGCCTCAGACGCTTGCGCCATGACTGCTTCAAAAAGAGGACGTACCGGAACTGACGGTATGCGAGCGGGATCGCCCGGTCTTTATTTTCACGCAGTATGCGCCCACGTCCTAATGAAAGGCGGCGTGCCGTCATGAGGAGGTTGTGGTAATACTCACCGTCCAGAAAATAAAATGGGCTGACGTGTGCGCCTACGAAAAGGAAGTTTGACGCCTGATAGACGACGCCGAGCCGTCCGCAACGCTCATCCGCAAAAGACTTGTATCCATGCGACGCTCGGGCTTGCCCTCCGGATGTACTTGACTGCATAGCTGATCGCCATACTCTCCGAGTTGCGCGGGCATACATCCGCAAGCCACATGCGGTTAAGCTCAAGATATTCACCCTGTACCGTTCCCTCAACGACCTTGCCCGCACAGGCTGGATTAAGCGCATACCCCAATTGCAGGGCACCCGCGAAGTTGTCCTTATAGTAGACACCTAGATGGATATACGAATTGTTGACGATAGACTGTGAATAATGGTGGCGCAGGATCATCTCCCGCGCCTTTTGTGCAGGGATTGCCGCGACGTAATAGCCGCGCTTTCCGAAACCTACGACGCCGCCATGTTCGCCGAGGATATATCCCGGCGTGTCGGATTCGGGCGGAAGATACGGGCTAGAGACGGGAGGGTGGTATGGTTTGCGGGGCATGACAAGTCTCTAAAGAGGCTCGACGGCCCGCAAAATTGGCGCTCACGGCGCGCAGGATGGTATACGCCCCACAACGGGGGCATTTCACGGCCTCGCCTTTGGCGAGTAGGCGGTTGCAATGCGGACAACGAATTTCTTTAATCTCCATTATAGACGTCTCACATATTGCACCCCGGCTCCCTGCCTGTTATGTGTTGCGCGCTCGTTGCGAGCACAACACTGGCGGAAACTCTGCACGATATGTCCTTATCGTGTGGGGCCGTGGTCCGGTGGTCGTACACCGGGCCGGTGGGGGAGGGTCCAATCTCCCCCGCCTCTGCCTGAACATACTCTAACGATTTACGCTTCCGGGGTCACGCGCCGCAATTCCGGCGGCGACTGCCTCCCTTCCCTCTCGCTCTCATAACTGCTTTTGCAGTGTTCCCTCTGCCAGAAGAACAGCCCGTCCACCACGCGCCGGGGCCATGCCCTCACCCCGTCCCGCGCCCAGCGGTAACAGCGCGAGGACAGGGTTTCGTCCGGCCAGCCACCAAGAAGCGTATTGAGGAGCTGGTCGACGGCGATCAACGTTCGCTTTCCGTAGGTCATGCTTCTCCCCCACCCGGCATGGAGATGTTGACGGTGATGCCCTGCACCTCTTCCCGCGTCGTACAGGCATCAAGCCGATCTTCCAGCGCCTGCCGCTGGCCGATGATGGAGCCGGACGCCACGGCAAAGGCGTCGGCCTTGGCAAGCACCCGTTCCACGAGGTCGGGCAGAGAAATGCCCCGTGCCTGCGCCAACGCCGAAAGAAGCGGCGTTGAAGCCGTAGGGTCGGCGGCATAGGCGCGGGCCTCAGCTTCCTGCTTGTCGAACGTGCTGATCTCCCGGTCGGGATAGGTCGCCGTGAGTGTGCCTATGGCCCTGTCCGCAGCCGCGTTGATTTCGGAGAGCTTCGCCGCCCGCAGTTCGTCCAGCGGCATCAGCTCACCGAGCGGATGCCCATAGAAACGCAGAGTGCGGATCAGATAGTCTTCCCCGGCTAGTTTGCCGTCAGCGTAGAGCTGTACGATCTCCGCCCCCTCCGGGGCGGTTTCAATGAAACAGGCCGCGTCAACGTCCCAGAGACGGCCATTTTCTATGCGATATACCAACCCCATTATCTTCTCCCCACGCGTTACGAGTACTGTCCACCTGTAGCAACCAATCCCTCGCTATCTCCCGGAATAAAGTCCGGCCCCCGACCATGCGTTTTAGCAATGGAATTTTCATTTACAGAGTAACGTCTCCCGGTAACGTAACCAACGAACTTGGGAGCATCTCGCTCAACCATGTTTTGTACATCGAAAATTGCCAGACCAGACAGAGCAAGCGTCGCACCGACAGCCCCGGAAATGGAAATATCAGCCAGCATAAAGATTTTTCCGCCCTCCGTTCCACGGAGAGCCTGAGCAATGACAGTCGCTCCAGAAGATATGCTTAGCCCGATATCGTCCTCATTCAGATCCCGGATTGTTATTGTCCCTCCCATAGCAACAATGCCGTATTTGTCGCCGAGCGGCGGAGCCGCACTGCTTAAGTCAATACCGAAATTATACAATTGCAGCTCCGCGCCCGGACGTGCCGAGACCGCAAAGAAGTTTTTCGACCCTATGGATGACTCGCCAGCCCGGTTTCGCACTGTCACGGATCGAAAATAGTACACCCCCACCGACGTACCCGCATATATACACCCATTGATGACAACTTGACCTCTATCCTCGTCTATGCCCCGTAGATAAATATATCCGGTAGTGCTGTTATATTTGGGCAGGTTGATATCTTCTCCATAAATGCCCGCCCCAATGTATACAGTAGCAATATATTTCCCCAAGTTATAATTATTGGCTATGTATTCTACAGCTGCACGAATTGTTTTGAACGGTTTGGACACGGACAACCCTCGCCCATCGTCAAGAGTATCCGCACCTGTACTTGCATCGACATAAAAAGCCAGATTTTTAGAAAGCCAGATCGGAACCCGGATGGATTTGAGCATGGACTCGAACCTGTCCGTGGGCATTGACGCGAAGTCGACATAGAGCTTGCCATTGCCGTCAGCATTGAGGCCGCCGCCCTGTTGCATCATTGAAAGCACTATTGATCTCATCTGTTCCGGCGGAACGAGAGAAAAATCGACGTAGAGATGCCCCTTCACATCAAAAGCCAAACCGCCGCCCGCCGCGAGCACCAGAAGATCGCCGACGATCTCGTATTGCGCGCCGTTAAAGACCACGGTGTACATGCGCCCCGCAGCCGGAAGCCCCGCCGGGACGGCCTTGCCCTGATAGTACAAAGGCTTCGCACCCGTGCCGCCCACGTTGAGCGTCGCGCCCGCAGCCGTGTTGGCGTTGGCGAACCTCACGCGCAGGGCGGAACCGGTTTGCAACTTGAACCCGGCGAGGGCCGCCGTCTTCGCCGCTGTGCCCGCAGCCGTGGCGCACGTCGTGTAATGGTGGATGTCCGCCGTGCCGTCGAACGGCACGCCGTCGATCGCGCGTGCGGTTTCAAGGCGGGTTGCTGTCAGGGCGTTGACGGTGCCGACAATTTTTTTGAGTGCCGCCAGCAATTGCGCATTGTTGTTTTTCGCGGGCGCAAGTCCCGCAGCGCTCAAAACAGCGAGCACTTCATCTTGCACGGCATTGAGCCAGTCGGCGCTGACCGTGGTTGCGGGTACGGGAACGGTCGGATCGCCTTCGGTAAAACGTCCGTCCCGCGTTGCGTCAGGGGTATCGATCTTGTGCATGGCTAATCCTCGTTCTCTGCCGCATACGCGAACAACGCGACGGCGTGCGCAGGTTTGTACTTATTGATGATGCATTCAAGCGGCCCCTCGCCCCAGTCCCTGAGCTTTTCCCCGGCGGTGGAACGCCCGGCGCAAAACCGCCGCACGATCTCCCCTGCGGCGTGGACGGTAAAGGCGTATATCCAGTCGCCGTTGGTCAAGGCGTCGCCGGTGCGGGAAAGACCGGCGCGGAACGGCAAAAATTCGGTGATCGTCACCTGATACCCCGACAGTTCGGCATATTGTTGCAGCCAGTCAATGGAGATGCCCGCTCGCTCGCGCATGGCGAGGGCCACAAACTGCAATCGCTCCTGATAAGTAATGTCACCGCGCAGGCAGGCATGGGGCAACTGATAAATCCGCTCATAATCCTCGATCCACTCCCGGTATGTGAAGGGTTTCAACGCCCCGACGGCGTGGGGCAGATCGGCTAGGACGCGATCGAGCTCCCGGCCTTCCATCTCCGTTGAAAGATGAACCTTTGGCCCGTTCGGATCGTAGCTGACCGGGGGAAGCAGGCGGCGCAAAAGATCGGCGTGCGGCATTACAGCGCCTCCAGCGCCAGCGCGCCAAGCCGGGGCCACTGGATCGCGCTTGTCGCCACATTCTTGACGGGAGATGCAAAAACGACATCGGACACGCCCGTCACGCCGGACACGGCGGCGGTCAGCACCGAGATGATCACCTTTGATCCCGGCTCATAGACATCAAAAAGCTCCGACAGCGCCTTGTGGACGCCGGGCGTCAGCGTTTGCAGCGTAAAACCGGGCGCGGGCGCGATTTTTAGCCGGACATCAACAACAAAGGCTTCGGCGGCGAGGACGGTAGTCTGTTTCGCCGTCACGGGCCGCATGGCGTCGATGTATTGCTGCGCGGCGGTCACGACTTCGGGCGAGGCAAGTACGCCTACCCCGGTTATGATGATATCGACCGTTCCCGGCCCCCGGCGCAGCGGGTGAACGTATGCTTCACCAACGCCGGTTATGCTCTTCGCCCATCGCTTATAGTCCGCCGCGTTGCCGCCTCCGGGGGGATCACGCATGTATTCAAGCAGACGGGCCAGCA